GTAAACAAAAATTTACGAGACCCGTTTACAACTGGCAAGCAACTGGACCAATGCTTGATTATATTTTGCCACTGGTTAAACCATATTTGATAATTAAAATTAAACAATGCGATGTCATGATTAAATACAGACTCACTTCCAAAAACATTGGTAGCAAAAGATTGTCTGATGAAGTTAATCAACAGAGGCTTTTGCTTTTGAGTGAACTTAGAAATCTTAACTCTCGCTTCCATAATCATCCTTTAAAAAATCCTTCGCCCTTGTCGCCATAGCTATTGCCTTAGGCTTCCAAGTCAATTAGGGCAGGTTTTAATCCCGCTTTCACTTAACGGGATCCTGATTTTGTAATGTTACTTGCTCATTAAGCACAACATAGGTCATTTACAAAATCAGATTTACGGCACCTAGCTTCTACCGTAAAACGAAATCTTAGCATCGATGTCTACAGCTGTTAGGTTTTGTGGTGGTGGAGTAATACCACTGTTCCCCAAAGGAACCATAGCTGTTTGTAGTGGGTTATATCTACGCATACGTAAAGTATTACCACCATTACGAGGCATATTTTTGCGCATTGCTGGGATATTATGAATCATATTTGGGACTGGTACGCTCAGTAATTTGTAGCTAAAGCTTTGTTGTACTGGCGATGGAAGTATGCTGGTAGTCGTAACTGCCATAGTTTTTCCTTAAATTAATATTAATCAACTTTGGTCTAAATCACAGCAATTTGCTGATCATTATTCCAAAAACAATATATTTAAGATGACGAGTCTTTTTACAGTCTGATGATCTGGCGAGAATCTATACGGCCATTAAGAAGGGTGAGAGTAGCGAGTTCTCGTTACGGCTGGCTTTATATTAGCAAAAAGTATATTAGGGTCAACTAGAGGGAGCAGATTGATACTACCCCCTATAATTTTATAAGTTTTGACGTGCTGCAAACATCTCTTTGACTAGCTGGTCTTTTAACTCTGGCGTCAATCCATTAGCAAACGCGTTGGCATGACTCAAAGGAGATTCACTTTTTTGTGGTGCTATACTGCTCAATGACTTAGGCTTAGCTAAGTTTTGCTGTGCTTTAAGCTTGTCAGCATCGTATGAAGTATCACGATGAATATTTAATAGCTTAATCATCTTATACGCCATAGCATGGGCTTTATAAACGTCGCCTGTAGCTAAAATTGCATCGGCCACATCTGGATCTATCTCACGTAATTTTTTTTGATTTTCGTATGACACTACTTTCTCAAAGTCTGGAAAGTCGTTTTTAATACGCATCTCAGCGGTAGACATAGCTAGACGCTTAGAATCTTCTTCACGTGCTTTCTTCAGCGCTGCTAACTCTTTTTTGATACTTAAAAGATGCCTACCCTCTGCCAAGTCGTCTTCTTTGATACCAAACTCACTAAGGTCAATCTCTTCTTCTTGAGGTTTTGTTGCAGCTTGTCTTTGTGCAAGTAGCTCTCTTGCTTCATCTAATTCACGCTGCAACTTATCTTTAGACTGACGCAGTAATCGCCAATTTTCGTCTTTGACGCTCTTTAGCTCCGCCTCGATAGATTGATCTGGTTGCGCCTGTATAGTTTGCTGTGGGGCTTCCTCAACAACTTCTTCTTGTACTTGCTCAACTACTTGCTCTTCAATCATTTCAATACCTTCCTGTTGCATTTTCTTGGCTGCCTCTCTGTTCATTTGATCAATTTGTGATTGTGATGCTATTGGTAAATCCATATCCTTACGCCTTTATCAATATTGAGTTATCTGCTTCATTATTTAACTGCTTTGACAGCTTTAACAAGTCGCCGTTTCGGTCGGCAAGTATATAATACAACAACCATCTTTCATCTGGTACTATCTCCCCTGCATGCCGTATAAACATTTCGCAGGTATCTTTTGATGGTAATACCCATAAAAACTGAATCTTATCGTCTTTATGTATCTTGTAGACTGTCTGGTCATATTCTGGGGTAGGGCACGATGTACGGTTTAAAAAGTAGTTACGTAAAACATTTTCCATTAAGCGTTCTTTTTTGGTCAACACAACTACATAGTACTCGCCTGTATATTGCTGTCTGCCACGCCGCAAGCACTCATAAAAATCTTTTTCATAAGTCTTATGTATCTCACGTTGCAACTCTATAGGATCTCTACTGTCAGGAGCTTTTTTTAACAGCTCACTGGATATTTTACCAACCGTATCTGCCATATTTACCTCATACTTTTTTCATGCTAACATTGCTTTACATTATCTCTCCTGTGGCATGATATGAGATTTGTACCCAAGTAGTTGTTTTATTGTTTGATTATAAATGTCATGCCACTCTAAAACTTATCATTACTAAAAAATCCTGATTGCATATTATCATTACCATAAACAGCTTGTCTATAACGTTTGTCTAGCTCTTCTGCTGTAGTATGGTCATCTCTTGTTTTTGGCAAACTAACACATAAATAACGTAATGCATCTGCCATGTGTGAGTGGATATCGTGCAACGGTCTGTCTTTGTACATCTGCCGTTTCGCATCATACTCTGGACGATAGTTTTCTATAGCCCGCAAAAGAGTTTTGCAACGCTCATCTATAAATATTCTGTTAAATGTATTACGAACACAATCTATTCCGTCCATCAAACCAATATCATCTGCTATTGTAAAATTTAAACCCAGGTGACGCGCTGTCTCTAATCTTGTTATACCGCTAGAAAACTCATGCACTTTGATATCATGGGGTGCTATGTGATAGCCGTACAAATATGGACGTTGCTGCACTATTTTGACGTAATGAGTCAATGCCTCACGCTCGCAAGAATATTCGTCTATGATGTAAATTTTGTTGTTTATGGTTTGATAGAACAGTATACTCGTGCTGTCGCTATAGCCTATGTCCCAAGATGTATTAACCTTAAACGTAGGATCGTATTCAAATCGCTGTACTCTGTCTTCAACTCTGGCTTTATCTAACTGTGCTGACCAATATGAACCACTATCTACCCCAGCAAAACTACAATAATATTCTTGTTGTATTAAATCTGGTGTGGTTAAGCCCTCGCTTAGCTCTTTATTGATCTCGTCTAGCTTAATGTGCTTTGTTTCATCAAGAGTAAGCTTTAAAGCAAACCAGTCTTTATGGTCTCGGGCTACCTGCCATAAGTCATAGAGGTGATTAGCTTTGCCTCGTGGCGTAGATACAAACAAACACCAGCCTCCGTTGTATGCCAATATGGGCTTGATTAGCTGGTAACATTTGCCGCCGTCTTGAAATATTGAATACTCGGTAAAGACTACAGCATAGGCGTTAGAACCTACCAAGTTATTATAGTTCAATGCTCCTATAAGCTGGATAGTAGAGCCGTTAACAAAACGAATAAGTAGCTCTTGGCTGTTCATAGAGCTTATTACTTGTGGTGGAATCAGGTCTAAGAACCTACGACCGTCAGATAAAATACTGTTCCATATGATCCGCTTGGCCATAGTATAGCTAGGCGCTATATAAAATATGTTACATGTCTTTTTTAGTGCTTGTCTGACACACAACCAGAAAGCAGCTACATCTTTACCGCTTCGGCGTGGCATGATGGCAACAGCTTTGCGATAGCCTTTGTTTTCAATAGCATCAATTATTAACTCTTGATACGGCTTTAGTTTAATTGAGTCTAGCTTGATGTTCATAATACCTTTCTAAAAGCAACCACATATTGCAGCTGCTATTGCATCGCTACTGTCATACGATACAAATTTAGTTGCCGATGGGAATAAGTTTTTCACTCTGTCTTGTATCTGTTGTTTAGTAGCCTTTCCAGTGCCAGTTAGTATTTCTTTGATTTGACAGGGCGTAAAGTCTTGCACGGTCATGTTTTTTTGAGCAGCTGCCAGCATTGCTATAGCACGTACAAAACCAAGCTTTAAAAAAGTTTGTGCGTTATGCTGTAAAAAAGAGGTCTCTATTGATAGATTAGTTATCTTATGCCTATCAATCAGCTCGATTATAGCGTTATAAATGGCTTCTAGCTTTTTATGCGTAGGGGTGCTTGCAGTTAGTTTGAAGCTTACATACTCCAGCAAGGATAGTTTATTTGCTTGTTTGCTAACTACAGCTAAGCCACATATTTGCAACCCTGGATCTACGCCAAGCGTAACAATCAACCGACAACCTTCAAAATAACTTTAGCAGGCATCTTAATATTGTGTTTTTCGCACAGCTTATCAAATGCTTGGCTTAGAGTTAGTTTTTCTTTGTGAGCTACAAAACTGACTACATCGCCGCAAGTATGACAATCAAAGCAGTAGTATACATGTTTTTTCGGGTTTACTGTAAAGTCTTTGAGCTTTTGACCTGTGCGTGGATGAAACGGACAATAACCATAATAGAACCCCTCATCTAATTCTAATGGCATGTATGACTTTATAATGTCTGCAATTTTTAATGATTTAACAACATGATTATAAAATTCAATGTTCATTACTACCTCGCTTTAGCTGTTTTCTTTGCTACCCTTTTAGGCTGTTTGACAAACTGCTTACCTTGTCTAATGCCTTCTCGTTTAGCTCTTGTTGTAGCAGCATATTCTTGAGGTGTCAATTTTTTTATAGCCGCTTTAGGTAGGTATCTTTCGCCAGTGGCTTCCGCCCCCTGCGTGCTGGGTTTGCCTGAGCGTGTACGCCATTTTTCACCTGTCCATTTTGATAAGGACTTTTGCTTTTTGGTCTTACCGCCAGTATAGCCGCCTCCGGCCTTCTTGTACTCCAATGCAACCAGCTGCGCCTTACGCCCGCTCCACTCATTAGGCCTTCCCCCTTTATTACTTGCCAAAATCTTTTTTTTAATTGATTCACGTAATGCAGGTTTTGTATAATTGCCCATAGTTTCCTTAGTAACATAATTTAATCTTCAAGCTTTGAGTAAGTTCCAAAAGCTTCTAAATATTTTACTGCGCTCTTAAGTATTTTTGGACTATCTCTAAACATTCCTAAAGCTCTATTGCACTGTTTGCATAAAATACCACGAAACTCTCCTGTTTGATGGTTATGGTCAATAGCATTATCCATTATTTCCATTTGCATTTTACATATTGCACAGCATTCATTTTGTTGCTCATACATAATTACAAATTCTTCTGGCGTAATGCCACGTCTTGCACATCGTTTAGCTAAAGTCCAACTATCTTTTTGTCTATATTCTTTGACTCGGTCAGGGTTGTTTTCTGTCCAACTTCGGTGTGCTTTAAACATACAAGTATTACATGAACTTTTTAACAAATGTTTTAATTTGCCACCACGACTTCTAAATAAAGATAGAGATTTTTCTTGTTTGCATTTTGTGCATATTTTATACATAATGATTTCCTCTCTATATATTTTAGACTAACCCAAAACCTTTGTCTTTTATCACTTCTTTGCCTTGTTACGTTTAGATATAGCTGCCGCCTTAGCTCTTGCGTCTGCTTTACTGCTGGCACCCCATGCCCTCAACGATAATAACAACCTAGTAGGCTCACCATTAGGCTTAAACTCTGGTCCAGCCATATTACCCATACGAGCTAAAAAAGATGCTCTGCGTGGATTGTCACCGCTTTTTACGGGTGGCTTTAGATTGCTGCCTTGCGCTTTGGCTGATGCTCTGCCCTTAGCATTAAGACCGCCAGCAGGATTCTTGCCTTCTGCTCGAGTCCAAGCAGGTGTTTTAAAACTTTTCATACTATCTCCTTAACAATTTGACTTATCTAAGTACCTAACTAATAAAGTACAAGCTATACCTAACACTGCCGTCGTTGCACTACCCGCATACGCCTTAGTTTTTGGTACGGCCTCTTGAAGCTGCTCTTCTTTCTGTGAGTTTTGCCTTTGCAGCTGCTCTAATGCAGTAGTCATCGCATTTAGTACTAACGTAGACATACCCGGCTCTACAACATCAGAGCTTATCTGTTGCTCTATTTGCTCTACTGCTGGGTCATGTGCTGGACTACTTTGCTTAAACGCCGCAATAGCTTTAGATACAATTTGTTTTTTGGCTATAGGTGGTAATGGTGAACAGCTTTTTTGAAACAGATCAGGTGCAGGCAGGTTTTTGTAAAACTCTGGGTGTTGTTGTGCGTATGCTATTTGCTTTTGCATAAGGTCATTGATGTCTACTCTGACCTCTTGTGCATACAACATGTTAACCGCTGTGGCTGCCTTGAAAATACGCTTTAATAACATAGAGACCCCTAGCACTTAAAAAAACTGTCTCTAATTTACTATATCTAACATATTATTACAGTGTTTTTACAATGCTAGGGATGCTTGGCACCCTAGCGGGGAGTCGAACCCACGATTTGTTGAATGAAAATCAACTGTCCTCGCCAGTTAGACGACTAGGGCGTAATTTATTTGCGCTTCTTTTTAGAGACGCTGATGGCAATAGCAATCGCTTGCTTAGGTTTTTTTACAACTGGACCACCTTTACCAGAATGCAATTCACCTTTTTTAAACTCGTCCATAACCTTAGCAATCTTCATCTTGCTCTTAGACTTGCCGTTGACTTTCTTCTTGGACATTTTCTTCATCATTTTTGAGTCTTCGGCTTTTTTCATAGACAATTTTTTAATCATCTTTGAATCTTCTTTGGCCTCACGCTCAAACATAGCTTTGTCATCTTTAAGATGCTTTATCATGTTTTTCATAGCTCACCTGTAATTTCATCGTTAGGCAAAATTAGTTTTTCTGCAAACCTACTAGCATTAAAGGTTTGATGGATAGCTTTTTCTGGTAGATTACTTATAGACATTTGATCTTCAAAGATCATTCTGCTATCTACCTTCTCTTGCTTACGTGGGTTTAGTTGATACGCCGACCCTATAGCCTGATAAAAGGCATCTTGCATATGTGATTTTTTTTTCATAATCATGTTCCTAAAAACAGGGAGCTGGTTAGCCCCCTGCAATATTATTTAGCTCTAGCAGTATCTTGATAATCAATCAATTTATCACGCTTCTTTTGCTTGCGTGTTTGCTTGCTCGTCAAGTTACTTGGTTTACCTAAAATGTTATAAGCGATTTTAGTCGCCTTACTGTTTTGTCTTGGTGCTTGAGCCATAATAAAACCTAGTATTTTTCTGGGTAAGGCATGCCTGACTTACGTTTACCACCCATAACATCATCACGTACTTGTACATCAATACCCTTGATATCATCATTCAAGTTGTATGAGTCATACGCACATGCTGGGTATGCTTTCATAATTACGTTTTGTGGAAGGTTGGCGATAGCTGATTTGTCTTCAGAGATCATACCTGCATCTCTTGACTCCATCTCACGGCGTGATGTTTTGCCGCTGTAAAGATCTCTTGACTCCATGGACTTCATGCCATTGCCGTTACCGTTATGATATCTTTTTGCCATTATTGGACTCCTAAGAAATTGCTCTCTTGAGCAAGGTTTGCGCCTCTATCTTCAGAGGTTTTAATCATATTACTTGACTCTGTATCTTTTAAAAGCTTCTGCAAACTTAAAAGTCTTTCGAGTTGCATCAAGTCTATATTGTCTAGCTCTTTTAATGCTTTAACAAAGTTGAGTAAACCTTGTTGATCGTCCTTGCTAGCTTCAGCCATCCGCTCTTGAGCTTGTGCAAAGTTTTCTTGGATACGTGACTGTCTCTCAGCTCCAAGCTGTAAGTTAGCTTGTGCTTGTGAATCTGCCAACCTGACTTGAGCCGCTTGGAACTCTGCCGCTGATTGTGTTTGAGCTTGCTGCGCTTGGCTTGATGCCTCTTGTTGTCTGATAGTGTTTTCAATAATCTTGTTTTTGTTCTGCACTGTAGCAGCTTCTAGTAAGTCAATATCACTAATAGGCACACCAGCTTGTCTTAACTGTAGCATTTGTGCAAATTGCATTTGTTTTTGAGTAGATGTGTTCAAACCTTCTTCAACAGCAACATCGTAAGTACCAAAGTTCTTGTTATAAAACTCACGGGTCGGGTCTTCCTCGATAATACGTTTAATTTTGCCAGGCGTGTAGTTGAGCTGTATAAGGTCAATCATCTGTTTACCTAATAGCTTTTGGCTCATGTCCAGCTGGTCAAATAACGTTTGTAAGGTGGTCAGCCCTGCGCCTTGTCTTAGCATGCTTAAAATACCTGCCTTATCGTCGTTTGCGGAGCCAAGCAGCTCTTCATTCACGCCGCTAATCTCTTGGATCTCACGGGCTAATATTTCGCTTAATTGAATCATGCTTGGTGGTATCTGTGGCGCTTCAATTTTTTGCACGTCTGACATTTGAGCATCACGCTTTAACGCTAAGCCTCGGCCTTGTCCAGTTAAAAAAACGTCAGCAGGGTTTACAAGCGCGTTTTCTTTGTAAATAAAGCCACTGTTTATTTGAGACTCTAAGATGTCCAGCTCGGCTACTTTACGGCGGTTATATAAAAACTGTGCATCCCTGAGCCCTCTAACTACGCCTTGGATTCTGTTAACATAGTCTGGCTGTTGTGGGTGGTAGTAACCTAAAACGGGTACAAATGGGTAATAGTCGCTGCCAGTAGGGTTGTAGTCGTTGTAAAATACTTTACCTTGCACCACAATGGCTAACTTTACGCTTGGCACTTCTTGCTCAATAACGGTAACACTAGGATAGGTTTGTAAGAATAGCTTTAATGCATCTTCATCGTTAGACTTCCATTCAAACGTCTCACCGCTTTGCGTATCAACCAGCATCTTTTGATGTCTGAAGTCTCTGTAGTAGAACTGGTCATAGGTCAACAAGTTCTTCATAGTGTAGTTATATGACTCTGGCATAAACTGGAACTTAGCATCACGGGACCCGCCGTATGGGTTACCAATCATGGTAGATATCTCGTTGGCATGGTCAGGCAATAACGATAACACTTCTTTTTTGGTTAGATAGGTACGCTTCCATATACCATTACAGTCGCTTAAGTCGTGCTTTCTAAAAAATGGATCAATTAAAAACTCGTTGTAAGAGCAGTTGTTTACCTTAATCTGTCCTGCAATAGGGTCTTTGCGGTAATCGACGTATAGATGTAACAGATTCATGCCTGTAACTAATGCACCTTCAAAGGCCTCTGATATGGTCTCGAGTATGTTCTCTTGGCGACAGTTCCACATTAAGACTTTGGTTAGTTGGTCTGCCGTCTGGTTGTCTGAACTCTCGACTGGCACGGCTATAATAGACTTTCTAGAGCGTCTCTGATGGCCAGAAATCATGTTAACTACACGCCTTATACGGTTAAAATTAAACGTTCTTCGGCGGTTAGCTGGTAGATTTCCGTATAATCCTAGGTCTCCATAAACAGATTGGTCGCCACTAAAGAAGCGGGTATCAATAGAACCCTCGCCCCAAAAGTTTTGATTGATTGTAATACTTTCGGCATAGAAAGCCTCCATGCGTTTGAGAATATCTTTATCATCTTCTTGGTAATACTCAGGCGCTAATTGCGGAAAAAGCATTGGCATAACTCCTTTAAATTTGTTACTAATTTATAGTACTGTAGCAAATTTACTAGAAAGGTGTGCTATGACAAATCTATTATTGTTTTTAGTATGGCTTTATGCCTTGTTTTCTATACTCCGCAAAACAAATACCCCCAAGTCAGGCAATTGACTCAGGGGACTGTTAACTATCTTAGAACGACGCATGAATTAAAATACGCTGCCTGAAAGAAGTTAGCTAAGTATGCACTTATTAAATACGGATTGAAAGGCTTACTATTAGTTACTTCAACGTAAATATCTGTGCCTTTGATATGTAGTGATATTGTCGCGTCATCATTAAACAAACATGCTTTGAAGCCATCATTTAATTTAGCGTGGCTGATATTGTCAAACCGTTTACAGTTCAACAGGCTAGGCAAAAACGTCTTAGCAAGCTTCTTTAGACATGGGCTAAACTGTTTACATCCTACAAGGTTAATCGTACAACTGAGAGCGTGTGCATTGTTATTTTCAAGTATGCCAGCTATGTCGCCAACGTGCTGCTCTGTGCTTGTTAGGAATACATTGTTTGAGCCTAATAACAAACTACTACATAATAATATTATATTTTTCATGACACTTTCCGTTTTTGTAAAATGTGATTAAATTGACTGTGTTTTGTTTTCATTGATGAATACCCTTCGCGATTCGTTATCTGTTTAAGGCTCTCTATATCTCCCCATAGAGAGCCTGTCTACTTAAAACAGACGGCTTATTTATACCGCTGTTACATAAATTTGGGGGTTACTCCGCACCTTTTTTCAACAACAGTTCAACTATTTCTTTATGGCTACCGTTGATTCTAGCCCACTGCAAAGCTGAAAGATTGTGATTGTTACGTAACATGATATTTGCATTCTTATCTATAAGCAGCTCGCACAAGTCTTTGCGGTCTTTGAGTACTGCATACATCAACAAGGTATTGGACATAGAGCCATAACGTTGGTTTACTGCCAGCTCTTTACGCTCTATAAGTTGCTCAACCTCGCCAACACTACGACGTAAAAAGTCATCAACAATTTGAGGCGCTTCTTCGGCTATAAAAGGGGCGCCATCATGTTCACGTGGGACTTGCCATATCAATGAACCCATTAGGCTTTGCGAACTACGACACACTGATTTTTCATCTGTAGGCCATGCGCTTATACCTTGGTCATCTACGCACGCTACAAATGGAGCCGCCATACTAAACATATAAGTCTTAGGGCTAGGCTTACCTTTTGGAGCTGGTGGAGTTTCACTTGGTTTAATAATGCTAAATAGTAATAGTATGTGTAATTTATTCATGTGTAAATTTTATATGTATTTGGGGTGATAATTCTGTTTTAATTGATTCCAATAAGCTTGCATCTGTAACGATGTGGCTTAGATACTGTACGCTATAATCAGCTATACATTTGACTACGTAGGCCGACGGCGTTTCAAGCTTGCTTCGCATGAAGTCTTGATAGATTTCAAGCAGGTCTTTTTTGCGTAAAATGCTGTAAAGGTCTGGAGGCATATTGAAAGTGTATATAACTTGTAAATTCTTGATTGGCTTAGACTCAAGTATTGTCATGGGCTGAAACGCAGATAATTGTTCAGCTATCGCCTTAGTCTTGGCCTCTCTGCGTT